ATACGATGATGATGGTTTAGGTGGCATTTGTTGCACCAGCTTAACACTGGCAGGACACGCGATAACTCGTTTGGCGGTGCTACCGCCAGCAATACTTGAATGGCTCATTTACTGTTCTCCAAAAGTGTTTTAAATAATTTCTTACATGGTCTTTATCTATGTCGTACCGCAGGTTTAAATCATCCATCATCCTTGCCCGTGACTTCCTACCATAGTAATAAAACTTTCTACATTTAGTTAGGGGCATCGTCTTCCTCCTCATTTACCTATTCCACATAACTTGCTTATTTCATCAAAAGTTAAATTTTGTTTACTTGTATCTATAACACAGCTTGTTTTTTTATTTATGTCATGTATAGCAACAGCCGCAACTAAAAAGACTCCTAATAAACTCACAGCCATAAATACTACAAACTCTTTTATATTCATAATTCACCCGCACTTGCTCATATTGTACAAATCATTTACCATCGGATTGCTCCTATTCTTTTTAGCACCGCACGGACTTTATAAGGGCGTTCTTTTCTAAATATGTGCGCCATATTCATATCTCTAGTAAACATCGCGTAGTTAAAACTGCGCCATTTCACATCGTATCGATTAAATCCTCTTTGGCGTACTCTCATAGTTTAGCCTCTAATTGTTTAGTGAGGTTGCAGTATATCAAAAAAAGTTTGCAAAGAAAAGTTTGCAATGATAAACTTTAGCCATGTTAGAAAAAGACATCGAAAAATACTTAATAAAAGTCGTCAAAGAAATGGGCGGCAAATCGTATAAGTTCACCTCTCCTGCTTGTCGGGGAGTGGCAGATAGAATCGTGTGTCTACCTAATGGCAGTACATGGTTTATTGAGCTTAAAACCGCAGGCGGCAAGCTGTCAGCACTGCAAAAAATTTTTGCATCAGACATGGGCAAACTTAATCAAAAGTACGCTTGTCTTTGGAGCAAAGAAGATATTAACAACTGGAGAGAGAATAATGATTGAATTTTTACAATACCTTGATGAATCAAATTTAGCATACCTTATTATGCTGTTTTGTTTCTTACTAATGGCGCGTTTGCACCTCAATGCGCTAACTGAAATTACACGTCTTCGTAAAATCATGAAGCAGGTGGCAAGATGAAAAATCAACTTCCACATTACCAAAACGGGCTAAGTCAAAATTTACCAAAAGACTTAAAAGGTGTTTCTCATGTAATAGGCGGCGATGACGGCTCAAAAGAGCCAAACGCTGTAATGATTGCATACAACGCATATCAAGAACGTGAACGCCAAGACTGGGCAAGACTTTTAGGAGGGTTTTAAAATGAGCGCAACTTTACTACTTACTTTGAGCTTCCTTACTGTCGATACCAACATCGACAAGCGCGGCAAAACAACCACGCATGAGGTAATCGCGTACACAAGCGTTGCAATACCATACGACAACATGACTGCCTGCGCTAACGCTAAAGAAGAATATGCCCTTGCCGTAGGGGCGTATCAGCTATTCAAGCGCCCTACGCGCATTATTGGCGCAATTTGCAATGATAGTGCAACGGGGACAGTACAATGAGTTTATTAACAAAAGAACAACTTAAAGAAATACAAAATTTTCATGATGACATTGGCGAATGTACCGAACCGCACGAAGAATGTTTTATAAAAAAATTGATTGAATGGAACGAAAAACAACCACCGCAGACGGCACGCGAGATGTACCAGCGTGGCTATGCGCAAGCTGAGCGTGATTTAAAGCGTGAGCCTTTGAGTATAGATTGGGCTGAAGCCCCAGAAAACACCGCAATAGCAAAAGTAGCTTTATTTTGGGTAACTGAAGATAATTTGATGCTTGGGCGAAAAGATTTGGCGTCAATTGAAAAGCCTGTAAATGGAGCAGATGGTGACTGAAATAACCTTAAAAGCCTACTGCGCGGCGCATAAAGTTAGCCGCACCAGTATGGACTATCACATCGTTAAGATGGGGATATATCCTGCCGGCAGTATAAGATTATCCGAAGCAGGCGCACCGTCATTCTTGTGGCGCGTTAAAGATTTAGACAAAGCCAGACTTAGACTTGGCATTAGGGGGAATGGAAAATGAAAGATGAACTTTTATACATAGCCATTGGCGCGTTTTTGATTGGCGCTATTGCATCAACGCTGACAATATACGCCACGCACAGACATTATTACGAAATCACCAAGACAACTATAGGTGAGTTCATCATTCATGACGGGCGCATCTACTCAGTGTATGAGATGGAACGCAACATCCGTGGGGAGATGGTAGCAAAATGAGTAAAGAAGAATTATATAAGCGCCTGACAATGGCGCAAAAGAACAAAAAGGAGCTGAAGAAAATTAAACTTCAACTCCTTAAAGAAATCGAGCAGTTAAAACTAATGCTTCGCGCACTGGAGGAAGGGTAATGGAAATCGATGATGTTGCAGCGCTCATGTTTTACATTGGCGTACTATTTTTAACGGGGTTATGGCTATGTCATTAGTTAAACCTGTATCTCCAGTAACACCTGTGCCAACGGCAACAGACTGTATGCATGACCATTGGCGTATATATAATAGCCTTGGCTACCGCGAGTGTGACCGGTGCAAAGAACAAAGACCGATATTTAATGACATAAGGCATCAGAGATGAACATCTCACAAATATTCATAGGGCTGTCGCCCTTTTTAAAAGACAGATTTATAAGCGAGGTGTTTACGCTCGGACTTATTAACGAGCTAAACGAGCAACGCTTTCGTGCTAGATGCCGGCGCTTGATACGCCAGCACAACGGCAAAACGCGCAAGCTATACAAAGCGCTAAACAACTTAACGATGAATGACAGATTACGATTTTTTGACGTGGTGAGCGGACATGAATGACAAAGATTTAGATATAGTAAGAAGCGCGATACGATACAACAGTAACACCGGACACTTCTTCAAAGGCGGCGCAAATACGCCTGCCGCGCTTAGTTGGAAAAATAAGAACGCCACCATTAACGTCAAGAAAAGCGGTATGCACTCCTACTTTCTAGCGTGGAAGATTGCGGTGTTTTTAGCCTATGGTTGGTACCCAGCGCATACTGACGCCGTAGAGTATTTAGATGACAATCCAACTAATCTGCGCATCAGCAATATCAGAGTCATTAAAGCGTCTGAAGACGAAATGACCATGATTGACTTTTGCGACGAAAACGATTTGCGCTACCCTAGCGTGTCAGCGCTCATGCGCGGAGAACCGTTTATTCGTCGAATAGAAAATGGATACTCTCGCGCGTATTTTAAAAAAAGTTTACTAGAAGCAAATTGCGCTAAACTTCTAGCTAAGAAACTTCGCGATGAAGAAATAAGAGAAAAGCCTAAAAAGCGGCCAATGGGCAGACGCCGAAATGAACATTTCATGGAATTCTTAAGAACGCACACTATCGTGCCTAAAGGTTGGGAGATGACGCTATGTTAAAGGGTGACAGTGTACATGAGAGCGATAGTGTAAACGCGCCAGCACATTATCAAGGCGACAAGATGCAGTGCATTGACGCGATGGAAGCAATGCTTACGCAAGATGAATTCAGAGGGTATCTGCGCGGTAATGTTTTTAAGTACCAATGGCGTTTTAGAGAAAAAGGTGGTGTTGAAGATTTACGCAAAGCAAGATGGTATTTAGACAGACTAATCAAATTGGAGAATTTCTAATGTACGCATTTAAAGGTTACCCAGTAGACCAAGACCCGACCATTAAAGCGCTACGCGATGATGATATGGAAAACTACATGAATTTGCTCAAATGGCTAGACACTGTGCCGTTTATCCCCCTGAAGGTAAGCGACATTGTGTTGCCTTGGCGGGATAGATGAAGCCAAAGCTCAAAACGATGAATGGGGTGTGGATATGCTACACCCCTTGCTGCACCATTCCAGTGATGGCAGACCACCCACAAACGGCGTATTTAAGATGGAAATTTATCAATGCTAAGACCCAATCAGATAGAAGCTGTTGCCTTTTTGAGCCAAATAGACAAAGGGATGATTCTTGCCCCAGTCGGGGCAGGCAAGACAGCAATAACATTGACAGCCATGAAGGAAGCCCTCGACACGGGCAGAGTACATCGGTTCTTAGTGATAGCGCCAAAGCGTGTTTGCACGGACGTGTGGACAATAGAGCCAGCGAAGTGGGCACCAAGTCTGACAGTATCTATCGCCGTTGGCTCACTAAATCAACGTCTAGCGGCATTTGACGCGTCATCTCAGGTGGTTGTGACTAATTACGATACCCTTCAAACGCTACCGCCATTGCCTGACTTTGATGGCGTGGTGTTTGACGAGTTGACTGTTTTGAAGAACCCGTCAGGCAAGCGCTTCAAAGCGCTGTTTGCGCGTATCAAAGACTTCAAGATTAAATGGGGGCTTACCGGTTCGTTTACCAGTAACGGGCTTGAAGACGTGTTTGGGCAATGCAAGATAGTGGACGCAGCACTACTTGGTAAATCCAAAACCGCCTTTCTTCAAACGTATTTTGTGCTTCTTAACAAAGACTTTGGTGAGTGGGTAGCTAAGTCCACTTCATTGCGTGACGTGATGGCGGAAATTAAACCCGCAACGTACCTTATCGACACGCAAGAGTATATGGATACTTTGCCTCCGCTTAACGTTGTGCCAGTCAAATGCGCGATGGACATGAAGCAGTACAAAGAGATGAAGAAAGACTTTGTGGTGTATTACGAAGAAAAAGAAATCATAGCGGTTAACGCCGCTGTGGTGGTGAACAAACTGCAACAAATGGCCAGCGGGTTTTCGTATATTGAAGGAAGCCCTGCCGCATGGTTTTCGCGCCACAAGTTTGACCGTCTTGATGAAATACTGGCAGAAAACCAACACGCCAATACGATTATCGTGTACAACTTTCAGGCAGAGCTTGAAGAACTTAAACGCCGGTACCCAAACGCACGAACAATCGACCAGCAAGGCGTCATCTCGTCGTGGAACGCAGGGCGAGTAGAATTGCTACTGGTTCACCCTAAATCAGCAGGGCATGGGCTTAACCTTCAATTTGGCGGCAGTAAAATGGTGTTCCTGTCGCTTCCTTGGTCACTTGATAGATATGAGCAGACCATTGGACGATTGCACCGTAGTGGACAAAAGAACGCCGTATATTGCTATGTACTGCTAACAGACAAAACCGTAGACGAGCGCATATTTGCAAGTCTACATGACAAACGCGCAATTTCAGATATTGCCTTAGAGGAATTAAAATGAACAACTTAACATGGCGGGACATCTTCTTTAATTTGAATACTTACACAGAAGGTGAATTACAGGTAATGATTGAGTCAGAGCGTCACGGTAAACGTAGACGCTCTATTTTGGTACGTTTGCATCAGCGCTACTGCATACTCCGCGCTAACCGTGAGCGTGAAGAAATACTTGCTTAAGAGACTACATCAATAATATCAATAACAGCTTCAACTGGATGTTCTACCACTTCCTCTGCAACCTCAGCCACACTGTCTACAACGTGGCTGACGTGGTCTACTAAGTCTTTAAATGGGTTATTCATCATCGTATCCTAAAAATAATTCTGCTTCTGCATTTCTGCGTCGCGTTAAACCGGCTAATTCTTTACCGGCGGCCTTGTTCCATCTTAAAAACTGCTTTGCTACTTCTGCTTTATCATTGCCTGCTTTTAACATCTTAACAAGCGTTGACGAAATTAAATTCCCGCTGCCAATGTTATAGCAAAGGCTAACAAGCGCGTCAAACTGGTTTTGCGTAAGCGGCACACCAATAGCGTTAACCGTATGTTCATACGCGCCTACCGTATGCGCCAGCAGTTGCATAGCCGCTGCTTCTCCCGGCAGCGCTTGATTTGCTTTCACTGGACTGCCATCAGCGTAGCGCGTTGAGCCTATGCCAATCGTCCAAACACCTGCTGGGCATTTATAGCTTTGCAGCTTACATCCTTCAAATTCTTTAATTAGGGCTAACCCTTTTTCACCTATCTTCATTTCTTTTCCCGTAGCAATAGAATAGTGGTCAGTTTTTGCGTCAGTCTTATCATGTCATTATCCAGCACCCGCACTTGGTCGATTAGCTCAATTAGCGCGTCTGTGGCTTCTTGCAGGATAGGCTTTACGACGGTGGTTGCCCAAAGCCATACAAAATAGACAATATAACCCATGCCGCCAGCGGCAATAATTGGGAATCCATACTGGTTAATATATTTAGCGATTGCATCGGCGTCCATTAATCTTTCCTCTCAACAGGAGGTGGTCTTGGTCTGTCTTTTTCTTGCGGTATGTTAAGCGCCGTTGACGCCAAATCATCAATTTTGGTGATGTCACATGACATAGCGGTAACGCGCTTATCAAGTTGCTTGATGATGCCTATTAGGCTTTTAATCTTCTCAAGCACACTATCGAGCAAGAATTTCTGCGTCAGGTAGACAAAATACATTCCGCCAGTCGCCGCCGCGATAGGGAATCCTACGTCCGAAGCAAACTGTAGGAATTCCATTATTTACTCGTCCACCAAGCAATAAAAGAAAATATCGCTCCAACGGTAAATACGATGCCTCCAATAAAGCCTTTGTAACGCGTTTGCTCGGTTTTCATTTCGTCAAGCGCCGCTATGATAGCGTCTAGCTTTCTCCCTCTGTCTTCAAACACTTCTTCTAGCGCATCAATGCGCTGTTCTACTTTAGCTAAACGGCAGGCTTCGTCGGGCATCTCGACCTCACTTCAAGAATCTAAGTTTATAAAGAACGGTAAAATAGGTTTCCATAATACCGTCAATTAGGTTTTGAATTGGCGTGTCATCTTTACCGCAGACTTTATAGCGGTTTTCATCAATCCACGTCACTTGTTTCTTTAAGAAGTCTTCAATATTATCGACATTTTTACTGCCGATAATTTCCAAGTCTTTTAGCAATTGATAACTGCCTTGATACGCTTCTGTAATGCCGTCCGCTTGCTCGATAATCTCATGGTAGAAGTCGTTAAGCGCCATGTGAGCGGCAAAGCTACGCGTCCGCAAATGTTCACGGTGCGCAACATCTCGTGCAAGGAATAATAAAGAGATAAAATGCTCCATTACATCCCCGCTAACTGTTGTCTGAGTTGACCAATTTGAAGCTCAACGTCTGCAAGCCATGTGGTATCAATGGCTAAAATAGCTTCGCGCTGTCTGCGTGGTGTGACTGATGCTTCTAGTGCTGCGATGTCAGATTTGATTTTTGCTTTCTCATCTTCAATCTTTTGCGCCTGCGCTTCAGCAAGTTGCTCTGCGTTAAGGTCTAAGACTATCCACGTTTGTTCCCAGTGATTAGGTAGAGCTTCTACAGGTACGCCTTGAGCGATAGTTTGCGTGTACTTATCGTAGTCTGGTTGCCCTGCATCAAACACGCACGAGTAGCCTTCTACTGTAAAAGGCACAGGGAAAGACGTATTAGGATGCGCTGCACGGATTTCATGTTCCGTGCTAACTTGATGTGTTTGTAAATTGATATAGTTTGCCATTGATATGTCCTATGCTACTGCCAAAAATATGTAAGATGCTGTTGCTATATTAGTCGTTGTTATTGCGGTAGCACCTAGCGTAAAGCCACCCGATGACGCGTAGACACCGTTGTTACCTGTGACTTCTGCCGCTGTGCTATTAAGCCGTAAGTATGGGCTTGAACCACTAGTTAACCCACGAGCCGAATCGTATGTGTACCAATCGCCAGTAGAGTCTGTACGCTTAATCAAGACAAATCTTGCACCGCCAGAACCAAATCCACACGCGATAGCTTGTCCTGTACCATTACCTGTGTAAGAGCCTACTTTAGATATACCAGCGAGTGTGGCGAATAGATAAGCGACAAAGGTATTTCCTGCACCATTCATTTCTGAAAAAGTACCTACCGTAAAAGTCGTTGCTGTTGGAGTAGTGCTATTCCAAAATACACTTGTTGGTGGAGCGTATTGAGCATCAGTTGCGTTAAGTTTAAGTCTTGTTTGGTTTCCAAGAGCGGCAGAATACACCGCCCAATTATCAGCATATAACCTACGTTTAACTATTATTAGTTCTGGTGCAACAGTCAAGTTATGGCTTAATGTTTGCGCTGGATTTGTCCCCGTATAACAAACCTCATCAAAGAATCCGGGGGCGCGTTTGAAGTTCCAATAGATTGGAGTTTCCCCACTTCCATAAAACCCATTATCTTTATACCCAGTATTATTATCATACCCAAAACCAGCACCAGACAAAGCTACTTCGGCAGCCGTAGAATTCGTAACTAAATACTGACAACTAGCGGTAGAACTACCTCGCAATCTATCCACAGCATATCTAGGAAAACCGCTAGGTTTTGTGGTAATTGTTAAGTCAACAGGAAAGTTAGTTGTGACTGTTCCGCCACCAGCTTGTAAATTAGGACTAAACACCTGCGTCCCCGTTGTAGGCGGCTTGTTTGGGCGACGGATTGCCATGTAGATGTAGGTTTGCCCGTTATTATTCCATCCTATATCGGTACTAGGCACTGTAAAACCTGTTGCAGTAGGTGATACTGGACCATTAATACCTGTGCTTTCACTATACGATGCGTCTGCATATAATCTAGCATTTTGACCGCCAACTGGTGTTCCTCGCATTGAATCTACTATGACCCAACCAGATACAGTGGTAGACGGTTTAATTAGCACATATTGCGGTTCCCATCCTAAATTTATAGAAACTGTTGATGCACTTCCAGTATAACTCCCACACTGAATAATCCCAGTTGATGACGTGTCGTGAGCATATAAGTAGGCAACGTAAGTGCCGCCAGAAGCGTTAACCGTTGCATCCGTACCTACAGAAAACACTGAGCTTGTCGGTGCTGTTGAGTTCCATACTGTAGGTGCTGATGCTTGCGCATTAGTTGAGTTTAATTGCATTGAATATGCGGCTGACGTTAAACCATTGCTATATACTTGCCAATTGGTACTATTAGTGCTTGTACATTTAACAATAATCATTCCCGGAGCAACACCTAAGCTATGTGCAATCGTTCTTGCACTGCCTGTCCCCGTATAAGTCACCACATCAAAAAACTTCGCGGCTTCGCGGAATGTCCATGAGGCGTAGGTAGCTGCGCTTACGTTAATACCTGCCGCACTTCCTAATGCAAAACCGCTTGAGTTAAAGGCTGTAACGCTGTTAGCTAATGTTGCGTTTGCATCCGTTGTATTGCTGTTTATTTCGACGTTTACACCGCGCGTTGTATCAAATAGAAAGTTGTTGGTGGCTGCACTTCGTGACTTTACCCAAACCAACCCACCTTTGCCAGCCAAATCAATGCCGTTAGTGATGGTTTGTGCCGCCCCCGTGCCGGTGTAGAGCCAAGTGGAGAATACGTCATCGACATAAAGCGTTGCGTCTGCGCTGTTACCGGCTGCTTCTTTTAATTTGGCTGATAACATTATGCAGACTTCCCAACCAGCGCACCGTATAAGGTTGTGCTGATTTTCCAAAAGACGAGCGTATTACTTGCACTGAGCGTAGGCGCAGTATTTCCAGCCGCTGTCACCCATGTGGTTGTTGGCCAGTTGATTGTGTATGAGCTACCGTTAGTAAGCAGTAAGGAGATGCTTTGACCAGACGATAAACTGTCAGTAAATGTGACTGTACCCGCAGCAGCGCATGACAGGGTTGTACCAGTAGATGGGTTTAATGCAATCGTTCCCGAAGTAGCAAGTGTTGCGACCTTTTCAGTGTAGGCGTCTAGGGTTAAGTTACCCGTCATCGTACCGCCAGCAAGCAACAGCACCTGCTCATAGCGCACACTGTCCCCAGCAGACGTGCCAGCGGCAAGTCCTGTGAGTTTCTTAGCGTTCATTGGCAAGTTAGCTGACGGCGTAGACTGCCCGTCACGCGTGATACAGTTTGTCAACGCCGTTGCAATGTCACTGTTGGTTGTGTTAGTTGTTGATGATGAAATCGTTGTGCCGGTAACAACGGGGTTGCCAGCAGGCAGGTTATATGTCCCAGAGCCATTAAAAGCCATTATTTTTCTCCTTTATATGATGTGCGTGATTGCAATGCAGATAAGCCTTGACCTGCTAAACCGCTTGCGCCTATTCTAAGGTTTCGCTCGTCATAAGGCAAACGAGATTGCGCTCGTTCAATAGCGTTAGCAAATGCTTCAGACGACATAAGCTCTCTTGATAGCTTATCCGCAATTGCTTTATCTGCTTGTTTAGTGACTAAACCATGAATCCATCTAAGTGTTGCGCCTTCCGTTGTCAATTGATACGGTGTATGTGGCGTTGCCTCAGAAGCCATTTTCTTTGTGCTTTCCCCTATTCGACGGCCCGTCATAGCAAGCGCTTCAAATTGCTCTTGGTCGTTAAGCACCGACATAATTTTCTCTACAGTACGTTTTAACGCCGGTTTACCTTCAGTCAAGTTGTCCAACGCTTGCGCTGTGTCGTAAGGATGATTTGGCGCTTCTTTTTTGACTTTTTCAAGCATTGATTGAATATTGGCGGTTTCTTTAAAATCTGCCAATTTAGCCGCGCCTTCTTCTTTGCCATAAGTAGCCTTTAAAAGTGTAGCAATACGCGAATTTTCAAGCGCTTTAACTGTCTTAGCACCTGCATTTTCAACGCCCGTTGTTATAGGCTCAAACGCATTATCAATGACTTGACGCGCCAATTCCGGTTTAGCCTCAGGCGTTAATTTGTGCAATATGCGACCCATTGTGCGAACGTCTGCATTAACAGCTATCTTAGCTAAATTTTCAGGGTCAGTTGCGGCGCTCAAGTCTTTAGCTGATTTGCTAATAATCCGCTGTTGGTTAGCTACCGATTCGTCAACCACTTTAGGAATTGCTTTAATCTGCTCACCAAGCGCTGCTTGTTTAGTTTCTGCACTACCAAAATCACGAACGAATCCGCTTAATCGGTCTTTAATTCCCGCGCTAGCCGGCGCAGAATCTAAAGTGGTTAACGCTTCGTTGTGTTTTTCTATAAAGTCTGCGCCTGCTTGACCACCTTTCTTTAACGCATTTCTAAATTTACCTTCAATACCAGTTTCAATGGTCTGCATTGCTTCTGGGTCACTTCCAAACGCATTAACATAGTCCACTGCATAATCAGGATGTAGCGCTCTATCTGTTACTTCTGA